CCCCAAGAAGGCTGCTCCCAAAAAGAAGGCGGCTTCCACCCCCCAAGCTTAATAAAGAATATACATTATAAAACATATATGACTACACTTATTCATATTTACAACACGACAGAGGGTCCTAGACGAGCTCGGGGTATAACTAGACCCGTAAAACGTCGAAGTGCGACGACCCTTGAAAGTCTTCAGCGTAAATCTGAAAAAGATACTTTGAAAATAAGCGAACTTCAGGAGGAGCTTAGAAAGCACAAGATGGCACAAAAGAAACTCAAGATGTTGACACAATGGAATTTGCGTTCAACGGAGTCGTCACTCAAAGATGTACGGGACATTTTACATATATTAGAGGAGCTCTACGGAGAGTTTTCCTACGAAGAACTTTAGGTAGTGCGTGTGGCACGATACCACTTTTGTATACAGAACCCATAAAAAGACCAGCTGACAGTACCCGTGTGGGGGTTACACCGAATGTTGCTGGAATAGTATAGATACCATTTTTAATATCATCTTCTACATCTTCAATGTCTGCCATGTTAGACACACTCGACGCGAGAAGTCCCATGGCAATTGTTTCATTTTCAACAACATCCACGTGAGCTATGAGATGCGGTACAACACTGATAGCTCCCGCCCAAAATGTTCCCACGTAGAATGGTTTAAGTAATGGTAGATTTTGTTTGAACGATGGATACAGTAAAATAGAAAGAATTTCGGGTGCAATATATTTTGATTGATCGGAATACCAAAGAATTAGGTTTGCTAGTAGAAGAGCTCCTGCTATAGATTCAGGTGTGTCTTCGACTTTACCATCGAGGTAACGATCACCTCCGTATGCCCAACGAGCTGAAGCCAAAATGTATAGAAGTGGGAGAGGTTCTAAAGGTGTTCCGGTGCACAATGCTAATATAGACATGACAGTTCCTACACCAAAACCTGGTAACATTCTTTATGTAACAGGACTTTTATTTACCCAAAATATAAATCCACCCAATATGGATGCGAGAAAGGCAACTAGAAGACCAAATGAATATTTTTTGGGATTTTCTTCGGGTGGTTTGTCTGGTAACTTTTGAACATTATGATTGAGAGTGTCAATCTTTTTCAAAAGTTTTTCGAGTGCCATGAGGATTTGAAGTTCCCTATCTTTTGGTTTTTCTTTCACATTCACCGTAGTGATCTCAAGTATCATGTACCATTTAGCATCTGGTTGAAGGGTCACATAATCACCATCATCTTGTTCTTCGTATATTTTAAAATTTAATTTTTTGATTGAGATGGGATTGAAATAATTGGTCTTTTGGTGAAATCTTTTCCACTGTTTGTCTCTTAAAACCAGATCATTGCTCCCAGAAAAGTGTCTTTCTAATGGAATTCTCGTAAATAATTGACCATGTCTCTCGTCTAGAAGTTGTGCTACTTTGGGTATTTCTGGACATACTACATCTACATATTTCGCAACATTTGTATTTGTACTTGAATTATTTTCACCAACCTGTGTGATGTAAAAGTCGACCATCTTGATACCCAGAACTCTACTCATATCTTCGACGTGTGTATTTGATTTCAAATTAAGGTCGAGGGAAAATGTATTATTTGTCCCATCTACAAAACCTGAATCCAATATAACGTACTGAACCTTTTTCGGTATATCGTCGAGGGACATTCTAATATAAAAAAACATTTAAAATACTATTATATGACACCATTCCATTCGTTCATGAGTTTGGTGGGAGTGCTTACTGCTTGGATGGTTCCAGAATACATAAAGATGTTTAAGAGTATAAAAAAGAAGTGACATTCTATAGTATAATGTTGTTTCAGGCAATCGCCAACACCACCGTGGACATGGGTCCACAGTACCTTACGAATATTTACAAATGGGTAAAGTCTGCTGTATGGGATGCACCCTATCGTATTTACCTCGATGTCCAACTTGAGAAACAAAAGCTCGAACGAAACCTAAGTCTTCAGGAAAGTGACAACGAAAGTCATACCGATTAATGGACTACATTTCACTCCATTCTGACGAATTTGCAGTGGCCTTTTGTCAGGCTACAGCATTCCTGTGTCCAGACGTTCAGCGTTTGATTTGGCAGGAAGTTATTTCACCCCCAAAGTTAAAAACACCACCACCCGCTCCAAAAAAATCACATATAACACTAGGCACATGTCCGGTATATTACAGAACTTGTTCGGCTACATTACCACGAAACCTCTTCGGAAAATAGAGTATCGGGTATTTGAAACCACAAACGAATGTGACGAAAAAGTATACGTACAATATATTGTGAGTGATAAAGTCCTTAGAGGTGAGCGGTTGGAAAGTCTCTATAAGAAGTGTAAAGGGCTATTATCCTTCTTATCGGGTAATACTAGTGATCCAAACTTACTTTCAGAAATCATCAATCTTACTGACCATGTGAAATATGCGATTGATAGAAAGGGTAGTATAGATAACCTTGTTAGGCGTTTTGAAAAATTGGAATCGAAAATTAAATTACGATCGGGGTCAAGTATGAATCTTCTTCTAAAAAGATAATATCTATGTACATTAGATGTTTGTTATTATTTTACTCATCATTGTATTAATATATATAGTTTTCAGAGAACCCAAATATTCGGTATATAGAAGACATGTAGACGTTGACGATTTTCGCGATGATATGAAAGCGATTGAGCAAACTCCTATAAAGGTTGGTATATATAAAACTGACGAAGACATAGCTACATATTATTCACACTTTACTAATACAACTGTTTCAAATGTATTGAGTTATTCTGATGTGAAGATGCAATATAAATCAAACCTTGATAATGATAATCCAGTTGACAATTTGGTGAATAGTTTCATTAGTGATAAATTTCCAGATAAAAAGAAGAAGGACTTATTAAGGACTGTCAGAATCTGTACATCACCATGGGATTTTAAAGCTCATTTTGATTGTAATGACAATGAAGCAATTATGTTACAGGGTTCTAAACGCTTTTTAGTATTTGATATGTTTAATAATAAAAATGAAATTAAGATTCTCGAAGAGATTAAGAAATTGTCTATACAAGATACGATACCGGTATTACAAAAATATAAAATATCAAATAACTTATACACTTTGAACGCAGGTGACCTGCTCTTTATCAAAAAGGGTACCTATCACAAGGTTGAAGGTAATGAACCTAGTATTCTTTTAAATTTCACGTGGAATCATGGTGGGAGTACATATTTGGATAGGTTCAAGAGAATATGGCCAAAGCAAAAAGGTGTATGTAAAACGAATGACTGTCTATATTAATAACCTAAGTGATTTGATTAAAATATAAAGTATAAAAAAATGGAACAACTCCGTAAACTCATGGAACTTGTAGACAAGAACGTCGGTACCATCCCAGAAGGGGACTACATAGAGATGTGTAATTATATGAAAGCCATCCACGATCTTGTAAATGAGCCCAACGCCTAAGATATGAACCCAGTATTTATTTGGGGTACGATACGAGTGTACCGATGACTAACGATGCATTATCCGGTGCACCTTTAGATTTCTATTCACAACCATATCCATATAGTGACACAGATTGGGCAACCATGGAAAGTTTAATGGATGAGGGGCATTCGGTTGTGAGGGCCGCAGAGTTATTGATTCAAGATATAATGATAGATCGGGGGTGTCCTCCTGGTGAAGCGGCAAATCATTTGATTGAGAGGGGTGAAGAACATGTAGAAACAATTCGTTTAGTTGCATCAAACCTAAGTGCGACATTGTAATGTAAAATGTAAGAATGTCTGTTCAAGAACTTATGAGCCTCATTGATGAAAATTCTTCTTCAATCCCCGAAGGAGAATACCTTAAGATGTGTAATATAATGAAGCATCTCCATGGTCCCAAAGATACGTTGTGTGTTACACCGGATTTTTCGGAGCAGGAAATTGTTATAGATCGGAACTGTATAGATAAATGTTATCAGTGGATTATGACTATGTGTTACTATGACAATGTGAGTAACCACTACAAAAACATAAGTAAGCGGACTGAAGTAACACCTGCTCTCAAGGTGGACGCATTGGTAGAAATTGCCACTGCCCATGGTGTCACTTTGGGAGACTATACAATTTCAGAACTTCGTGCAAAGGTCTTCGAGATTGAAAATGAAAAGGAAATATACGAGAAGTTTCTTGCGAGAGAGGTTTTGGAGGCGGAACGGTCGGAGCGTGAATTGACTGGAGCAATCCAAAAAGCTCACACGGCTTACAGAGAGTTCTCGGAGTGTATGGGATACCAAGACCTATCGTGGCTTATACACTGGGGTTCCCTCGCGAAGCGTTCATTTCGAAGTATTTTATCAAATCACACCTAAGTTGGGTTACAATATTAGAAATATATCTCGAAAAATGTTCTCTACTCCGTTGACGATGTTTAATGTCCCCAGAATTGGAGTGCATTCTCAATTGAAAAAGCGTGTGATCGAACTCGAAAACACTGTGAAGAAACTTGAAGACGAGAACTTGCGTCTTGAACTTAGAAATGAAAAATTATATGAGGAATTTAATGTACACCCATGGGGTTTATATATATTTTTCCTACTTCTTACAGTTATTATTGTGATGACGGCGGTTTATTATCCATCTGTGGCGGGACTGGGTGTATTGTTTGTTTCATCTTGCTTTCTACCCCCACTCCCCGAAGCTGTAGAGTCAAAGGAAACCTAAGTAGAAGATAGATTTGTAATTTTTATATCATTTTGAAAATGTCTCTTTCCAAAATAATGTCCCTCGTCGATGCCAACGCTGACAAACTTCCCGACGGTGCCTATCTGGAATTGTGCAACGAGTTGAAGGCGGTTTGGAAGCGTCAACCACCACCGGTACGGGTGGCGGAGGAGGCTAAGCAGAAGAAGATGGAGCGGCTCTATGGGTCTGTGTGCGAGTTCGAGGAGTACCTCCGCCACGTGGAAGAAGCGATGGAAGCTGATCAACGGTACAAAGAGTGGCTTTCGGATCTCGAGAACCTAGAGGGTGAGGTTCCCGAGAAGTACCACGCGATGTGCGTGAATGCCTATATCAATGAAGATGTTCCA